ATATTTGCTTGGCATTTTTTCTTGGTACTTTCCTAACATTTCCAAAGAACAAAAAAAAAGCAACCATCCACTTGTTATTTCTAACAATTGTGGCAAAAAATTAAGGTTAGATAAAGAAGAAAACACAATACCAAATTCTTTATATTTCTCGCTTTTATGTAATGCTCCACGATGAGTAAATTCATCATAAGGAGGATCAGTCACCACAGCATCTATCCCTGAAAGAGTAGGCAATATTTCAAGGCAATCACCACAATAAAGCTCTGCATTTCCTATAACCACTTTTCCCATAATACTAATTTAGTACCTTTTAGTAGTTGTCAATAGTTGGAGGCGAGAGGCCAGATTTGAACTGGCATTGATCGTACGAATCATCCCAAAAGGCTGGAATCGAACCAACGTGCAGCCAAACTCACTCACTAGAATATTTCCTAGATCGGCATCATTTGGAGCGTCTACCTATTCCGCCACTCTCGCCATATAGTTATATCTTTATTCCTTCTCGTTTGGCTATTGCTCTAAGGCGATGTTGCCGTTCTTCTTCGAGTTGATATCGCCCGGCTTCAACTGAATCGTTTCCCTGCCAATCAACTTTTCTGTTTATTTTCTTTAAACGGAAATTAGGTTTTCGAAACTTTGCAAACAATTGTTCTTCGGTTATTTTCTTATCCTTAAAGTTGCGATACCTCATCACCATTCCAGTATAACTACCTCCAAGCCTTTTTGCGTGATCGACTAGGGTTCCTGTAAAACCATCAGGGCTAGTTAACTTTATGGTCTTTTGCCCAAATACATACTTGATAGGGTGTTCACGGTTATTGATAAAAAAGTCTTCCGGTTCCCATTTAAGATCCCGCGTCCACCTTGAAATGGTCGCCTCGCTTACCCCTTTAATTTCTGCAGCCTCTTTGTTAGTGAGTAACCCTTTTTCAGGATGTGGAATATATCGGCGTGGTGGGTGTGCCATATCATATCCTCATCTCAAACCATGCAACTCGCACATGGCATTCCAGCATTGCATTCACAGCCGCCAGAAATATTTTTATTCCACGGTTTATCTGGATGGCTTTCACAAACCCATTTTTCATCATAACAAGTCATACAATTTATTTTTTTACATCTATTAATTTCAGTTATTCTAATATCTAGTCCCAAGGGGTTTTCTCTTTCAGAATAAACAAGCCCATCTTTGATTTTTATTACTCGCTCAATTTTAGATATTTGCAAACAGCTATCCCAAACTTTTACAAAATCGTCTTTTTTCATCATATCTTCATCTCAGATATAGTTTTGGTTTGATGTAGAGAGTCATTTGTTTTTTTTGGCTTCTTCGATTGTTTCATCTGGATAATAAATTGTTTTTATCTCTCCCTCTCCAAGAGCTTCAAACAAAGAGGCCAGGTTTCTTAAAATTATTGCTGTATTTTTACAGAACACAGGCAACTCTTCCTCGGTTATTTCTTCTTCAATAAATGAACATCTTTCTTTTCTTGGCATATAATTTAGAATATTCCAGCCTTTTTTTGAGGCCACATCTGCAACGGCAAATTATAGGACCAATATAATTCGTCAAAATGTTCTGTTGAAACAACCTTGTCATCCATAATCACATCCTCGTTTCTATCCATGCGAGACTGCTTGTGGCCTCGATTACAGCGCCTTTGGCATTATTCAAAGCATTGGCAAAAGCCTCTTCCTTTGTATCGCCAGCTCCATACGTGTGAATAAAATGTTTTTCCGATAAGGAAAGAGTACATACAAAAGGTTGGATTTCCCCTTTCTTCATTTCGCCTATACATCGATCATCAAGCATAATATTCTCTTTGTCAATCGGCTGCGGTGTCGGTGTCTGTGGTTCGTAGGTTATGTTCATGGCTAATCCTCATCAATTCTTTGAATACACCAACTTATATTTTGTTCGAAATCGCTTTGAACATAATCCTCTATAAGTTGCTGTTTTTCGTCTTCAGTTTCACATTCTTCTAGTTCATCATCGGGAACATCTGTAAAGTGTGGCCGTGATTTTCCGACATATCCATCATCAACCTCCTAAGTAACTTTTGCCATTTTCTCTTCCTCCCATGTTGAATTTTCTGCCAGTATAGCATACTAAAATACATAGTCAAGAAAAATCTCAAAAGTGATAAAAAAATAGTTGCTTTCATTTTTCACCTATGTTAAAAAGAAACCATGAAGAAAATAACGCATACCCAAATTGTTAAGTTTTTAGGCATTCCAGCCAGTACGTGGGGGATGTATGTAACCGGAAAAAGGCAAATGTCTTACAAACTTGCCGAAATAATAGAAGTGAAAACAGGCATAGATACAAAATTCACAATGAAAGCCCCAAAAGACCATATTATCTTGGCTATAACCGCTTACTGTGTGGGGAGGGTGTGATGACTGAAGAAGAAGCAAAAAAGAAATGGTGTCCCTGGGTTCAGTTTGTCATTGGTCCTAATAATTCTACTTGGCAGAATATTGCTTATACAAACAGGGCAACTGAATTAAACCATAATTCTTGTTGTTGTCTTGGCCCTGATTGCATGATGTGGATAAAACTACCAGAAAATCTTGGAGGAGATTGTGCGAGGAAGCGTGGCCACAATTAACCAAATACTAGCCATCACAACCGCCTTGCTACTTGCTAAGGACCATATTGTCTTGGCTATAACCGCTTACTGTGTGGGGAGGGTGTGATGGAAACATGGTATCAATGGAAATGGGGAAGCCTTGAATTAAGGGAAGTTCAAGTTATAAGAGAAACCACACACCAAATAATATATTATGATGAACGATGGCAAAAAGAGCGTAGAGTCTTTAAAGATAGAGGCAATCCTTTCTTCAAAAATAAACAAAAGGCTATTTCATATAAGAAAAACAAGCTTGTGGGTACTGTTTATAGCTTAGAAGACAAACTTAAAAGCGCTCAAGAAGGACTAGATGCTTTCCTTGAAAAATATGATCACAGTTAACCAAACACTAACAAAGGAGAAGAGAAATGCCTACAATTGAAGTTTCAGACGAAACCTATCAGAAAATCAAACACCAATTACAAGAAGAGGAAAAGGTTGACATTCAGGAACTTGACGACCTTTTGGGAAAATGTTTCTTTTTCCGTACCGTGACATATCATCTTGTCGGTAAGGTGGTAAAACGAATTGGAATGTTTTTGCAGCTTGAAAATGCCTCATGGATTGCAGATAGCGGAAGGTTTATGAATGCCATTAAAAACGGAGAATTAAAAGAAGTCGAGCCTGTCGGGTCAGCATTTATAAATCTAAACACCGTAACTGATTTTTTTCCTTGGAGACATTCTTTACCAAAGGAACAAAAATAATGAATACTGCAATTCTTGAAATTGGGTCGCTATTGGGACCTGGATCGCGGTCGCGGTCGTGGTCGTGGTCGCGGTCGGGGTCGCGGTCGCGGTCGTGGTCGTGGTCGGGGTCGGGGTCGTGGTCGGGGTCGTGGTCGGGGTCGTTGTCGGGGTCGCGGTAAATATTATGCATATAGCAAACCAAATACTAGCCATCACAACCGCCTTGCTACTTGCTCAGGTGGTTGTTGATATGGTGTTTTGATGAAAGCCTTATTTTTTGAATGGTATGGTAGATTGTTTTGTTTCTTGCTTTTTCCGTTTGTTCTAAACTGGTTTTTTAAAAAACGAGGAACAAAAAATAAGTTTGCCGGATGGATGATTTCTCAAGCTGGATATATATACCACCCGTCTGTATATGAGAAATATTTAAATAAATGAAAATCTATACCTACAAAGAAGTCCAAAAAATCTACGACAACCAAGAACCACCACCCTGGCCCGATGAAAGAATTGTAATGCCCGAGGACTATGGAGACGATGCAGTGGTGGTTGGTAAACAAATAAAACCAAGGGAGGAAAGAAAATGAGCAATTCAGTAACTCGGCTACCGGGAAAACCCTAAAATCAAAATCGTCCGGCATTCATTACCGGGTTTGTTCTGGGAATGTAACAAGAAAAACCCGCTTCGGCTTGCCACTCTTGCATTGACTACAGGTTGCGCTACGGTGCCATATGATCCTAATGGGACTTGTGTGGTGCATGTGCATAAAGGAGAGAATCCTGTGGCGTTGGAGCATGAGTTGAAACATTGTCACGGCTATTCTGACTCTTGGTTGCCGGGAATGTAAATATGACAGGGGTGGCGGAATAGGAACGGACGTATCCTTCCTTTGGAACACGCAAAAGGGTCGCGGGCGTACAATGCCAAGGTGAGATAGCAACAAAGCCCGAAAAACAATGCTGATCAGCCTAAGACTCACCATAGCCGGTTCGAACCCGGCCCCCTGTCACCTATTAGGAGAGAGGCAATGGAATGTCCCTATTGTGGTTCTGAACTAGAACTAGAAGACTATTTTGGCAGAATTCTGGCACACCAAGATGGATATATCGCCGGAGATATTTATAGATGCCCAAAAGGACTTCAGCAAGATGGCTCATGCGAATCTGAATCATTTCATGTAGCCGGGTCTTTTTACACATACAGAGATGGAGATACTTCTTTACATGAAGGATATCCGTGCTAATGAAATACATTAACAGCCCAAAAGAAGAGAGACAATGTTAAAAGAATTTGGAGTTTGGTGTTTTGAAACTGGATGGCTAATAACAACTGTTTTAGCTATTCCGATAGGATATTTTTGTGGTTCTAAAGGAATTAAATATGTGTTGTTATCGGTGATTATAATCTTGGGAATCGGTTTTTTTGCTCTATATGCAAAACATTCATGAAATTCACTAACAACCTAAACCTACCAGCGGAGAAGAGATTATGCCTCACCCGAAGTCTGGATATCGGTTAAAGGACAAAACAAGAGTTCCAGGAACAACAACCATTATCGGCAGGTTTAAAGACTCTGCTGCTCTTTTATGGTGGGCTTTTGCTCAAGGTCAAGCATATGAGCGCGGAGAAATAACCGGGCTTTATGATAAACGGGACCAGGCCGCCGATTCTGGAACATTAGCACACTTAATGGTTGAACGACACATCAACGGCCAAAAGCCAGAAGACGTTTTGATTAACGCTCCAGAATCAGTCAAAGAACAGGCGACTAACGCTTTTCTTTCCTATCTTTCTTGGGAAGAACAGTCTAGGCTTAAAATTACATTACAGGAAATAGAACTTGTAAGTGAAGAATATCGCTTTGGCGGTTGCCCCGACGCCGTTGGAGAAATTAACGGGCAGTTAGTTTTGATAGACTGGAAAACTTCAAACGGAATCTATCAAGATTATCTTATTCAGTTGGCAGCATATAAGCAATTATGGGAAGAAAACAACCCGCTTCATCCAATAACAGGCGGGTTCCATCTTTGTCGCTTTGCAAAAGAAAACGGAGACTTTGCCCATTATTATTGGCCAGAATTAAACGACGCATGGGAATCTTTTAAGTTAATGAGAAAACTTTACGATCTGGACAAAATTCTCAAAAAGAGAACATAGGGAGAAGAGAAAGTGGAATTAACAGAAGAACAAATAAAAAGCCTTAAGAAACTACGAGAACCGTTTCCAGAAAACCAAATTGGCAAACTTGCCAAGGGAAGCAAGGCGCAAACACAATGTCAACCAAACCAAAAAAAGAAATGTAATATCTGTGGTGGTTGGCACCATCCTGACATGATTCACCTTGATTATGTAGGACATGCCGCCTTAACAGACAGATTGCTTGATGTTGATCCATGTTGGTTTTGGGAGCCAATGGGGCATGGTGCCGATGGTTTGCCAGTCCTTGATAACGATGGTGGCTTGTGGATTAAATTGACCATTTGCGGAATGACACGAATTGGTTATGGAAATGCAGAAAAATCTCAATATAAAGAAATTGGTGCAAGGGAAAAAGAGGTTATTGGTGACGCGCTTCGCAATGCCGCTATGCGTTTTGGTGCTGCTCTTGATCTTTGGCATAAGGGAGACTTACATAAAATAGACAACCAAGGGGACACCGAAGAAAAACCACAAGTATTCTACGAAGAATATGAAAACGGTCTTGAGGCAGCATTCAAAGAGGGAGGACTAAAAGCTGGCCAAGAATATTATAAAAGAAAAATATCTCTTATAGAAGAACAATTTCCCGAAAAGAGAGATGATTTTATAAGCCTTGGCAAGGTATTAGCCCTAAAACATAAATGAAAAAAATAGTCGCCCAACTCAAACCAGGTTATCTTGTCCCAACCGAAGAATATCAGGATACCCTTTACGAACAGTTCAAAGTAAATCAACTTATTGTTCTTCGGGCCACAAGACTAAACAGTGAGTATGAACCAAGCATTGAGCAAAATGGACTCTTACATGCCTGTTTTAAGCTCGTATCTGACAACAGCGAAGCGCTACATCTTCAGACACCCGAACACGTAAAACTATCTTGTAAGCTAGGAATAGGCTTTGTGGACCCAAAGGTGGTAATCGTCAGGCCCGATGGTGGTGTTCAACTTCTACCGCGGTCTTTTGCTTTTGATAAACTCCGCGGCAAAGAACGCAATTCGATAATAGAAAAAGCTTTTGAATGGTTAGCTGAGACTTTAGGCTTAACTATAGACGAGATGGTAGCAGAGGCTAAACAAAGAATGCAGGGGAGGATATGATGTTAGAACTTGATAAATACAATTATGATAATCCGTTTTACCATAATTATGTCTTTTCAGAACAAGACTTGAAACGTGCCACTATTAAATGGTGGCAATATCCGGTTCTTTGGTTTAGGCCAACATATACACAAATAAGCCTTTGTGGGTTTGTTTTTTATTATAAAACTACAGGGGATGGTAGAATATTCATTCTAAAAACAGAACGCCTAAAAAATAATGAAACCCAAAAAGAAGAAATGTAGAGAAAAGGCTCCCGGATGCCAAGGTGAATATTTCCCCCGCTCTTCATTTCAAAAAACCTGCCACAATATTTCTTGTGCTATTCAACGAGCAGAAAGGGACCGTAAAGCGAAGAAAAAGAAACAGGCTTGTGAGCGGGCAAGAAAGGATAGAATCGCAAGAGAGGCACTAAAGCCTCGCAGGAAATGGATTCAGGAAGCACAGCAAGCATTTAACAAATACATATTGGCGAGAGATTATGGAAAATCATGCATATCTTGTGGAGTCGCTTTTTCAGAAACATCTTTCGGAAGCAAATTTGACGCGGGTCATTATCGATCAATTGGATCAAGCCATAATAACAGGTTTAATTTACACAACATTCACGGTCAATGCGTCAGGTGCAATAGAGATTTGTCTGGTAACACCGTGGAATATAGAAAAGGATTAATTAAGCGAATCGGGCTTGAGAAAGTTGAAACCCTTGAGGCTAACAACGAACGGAAAAATTTTGATATTGAGTATTTAAAACGGATAAAGCGTATTTTCAATAAAAAAGCACGGATGAAGAAAAGGAGGAGAGATATTAATAACTCCACACTCGTGGGCGAAGAGTTCCGTTAAGTGCATCTAAGTGGATAAATCTTTGAGCATGTGGCCCTTTCTGGCTAATGCCTATTCCGGTAAATCCATAAAATAAAGCTGATTTTATAAGCCTAAAGGCACAATTACCCGAAACCAAAATATCAATCGCCTTACCTGTTGTATGCGGTCCATCTCTGCCTGTTGTTGAAACCCTGTTGTTATGTTCAGGACAGCGGAAAGCAGAAGAGACAATCATCGGTTTGCCGTATTCTTTCCTTAACGCCTCAAGCAAGGCCATGAAACCGACTTTCATTTCTTGCCTTCCACACCCACAACGACATCTTAATTCTGCATCTGAGAAGTGTTCTGTCATGGCTTACCACCCCTATCGCTCGGTAGAGTTTTTAAGTTTCCCTTTCTCCCAAAGTTCCAAAATGGTTAGAATTTTTTCTATTTTCTTTCCAGCATCTTTTTGAAAATCTTGTTGTTGTTTATGAATATCTTTCACAACAACCTCGACATTTTCAGCTTTAGTTCTTGCCGTCCAGGCAACAGAGGAAAGACCAAGAACAGCAACAAGAAACACAGGAATCAAGCCTATTGCCCAATTGGTTTTTTTATTAAGTGCCTGTCTACATTGTTCACAGTTCCATTCTTTTTCAGTCATTTTCAAACCGTTGTTTAAGATTTTGAATCGTTGAGCGTGGGGTGGGGTTTGTTTCACTGGCTTTTTTTACGTTCCCTCCTGAACGTTCAAGTAGGCAGGAAATGAATCGTTCCTGTATAAGAAGGGTTAAATATTTGAGGCTTAGTTGTTTATCAAGTGATGTTTCTATTAATCGATCAATAAGCCGATAGAGATCATGTTCTTCTGGAATGCGTTCAGAAATTACATTCTGGACAACCTTAGTCAAGGCATCAATGTTTAACTGTTGTCCCTGGATAATAACCACTGTTCGATCATTAAATAATCTTGCCCAATCGTCCGTAACCGTCAGACTTTGCCCGGCAATTATTTCTTGTTTGCTTCCATTCATTGAATGCCGGTTCCACCAGGATCTTCAACAGGTTTCCAGTCTTGGTCCATCCAGGCACCAGACCAATAACGTATTGCTTCTGAATTAGTATCATAAGCGGAAACCCGATACAGAACAAGGCCGGTATCTGGCTCTCCTGTAAGATTATAGGTTAAAAGATTGCCAACGTCCATTCTCAAAGTCCACGTGTTGCCGAGATCGGTCGAGCGATAGATTTTGTATCCTGTTGCATCTGCACTTGCATCCCATGATACAGTTATGTCTGCGGCTTTGACTATCCCAGAAAAACACAGAAGACCTACAACTACCAGTGCAACCCACACACCAATAGCAATTAATTTTTCATATGTTGTCATGTTTCACCTCAATCCATTACTGCTAAAATAAGCGCTTCATGCTTTCTCAAGTGCCCCAAAATCCAGCCGGTATCAAATTCGTTTAACAATACATTTTGGTCAAGGGCCAAAAGATAAGGGCCAGCAATGATCATAAGTGCATCAATTTCATCTAGTTTACTGCCGATAATCTGAACTACATCAGACCCAGTTAGTGTGTTTCCTGCTGCCTCAATATGTGCAATCATTTCCTTAACAGTATTGAGTGCGCTTGCTGCCGTGTAGGCGTCTTTTTTAAGCAATGCATAGTTGACCACTAAAAGCCCGGTTTCTGCCGCCTCCGGATTGTCATTGGTTATTTTGCATATCAAAGAGTTGTCTATTCCACTACAGACTGAAACCGGGGCATTAAATCCAAGTGCTGCGCACCCGGCAAGAAAAGGAAGAACCATAAGCCAGATAGCAAGTTTGTTTCCTTTCAACGAAACCGGACCCTTGGTTATTAATCGCATGATAAAGTTAAGAACCACAACCAAGGACACTTGAATTTCTGGATCAACTTCAACACCCCATTGTTTATTAATAATTAACGCAATAAAAGCCACGGCGTTTGCCCATATTGTTTTGCTTTGTAACACACCTTTTGTTTCCATAAATTTTACCTCTTTTAATAGACTTTTCCATAGAGGAACCGCCACGTGAACACAAGACTTTCTCCCGAACGGTTTTCTAAATAAATTCTCCCTTCGCCAGATGCATAGTGTGGGGAGATTGTTATTTTAGCATCAGTTCCAGTTGTGCCGGCTAAGGCGCCGGTTGTAGTTTCCACATTGGTCGAAATTCCCAACTCATCAACGGTTTGGGCGGTGGATGTAGCTACATAACCAATCAAGGCTTGACCACGAAAGTTACCGTTAGTACGAATCAGGATTATTCCGTTTTGAAAAGTCGCAGACGGAATAGGGATATAGGTTGCTGCGTCATCAGCGATAGTCACATCCCATTCTAACTCTCGATCAAAATAAACTTCGCCGCCGTCAGTTCCAGAAACTACCGTAGGAACGGTTGTTAAAAAACGATTGTCATAAATATGTCCACGTGTTGTATTAGATGTACGAGTCCAACCCGTTGTTTGATTATTAAAATAATTTCTAGTGATAGTGAACCACTGTACTTTTTCACAAACGATACCAACCGTTGAAGATGACGATATATAGTTATCGCGAATTGTAATGTCAGTAATGGCGGAAGTATTAGCATCATCTCCTAGTTGTATATCGTAATCCGCTCCAGGGTTTTGAAGGTATAAATTCTCAAATACAAGCCTGGCACCGTAGATTGCTAATATTCCGCCTGTTGTATTACCCTCAATAGTGTAATCACGAAAAACGCTACCTGAACCGTGTACTGTACCAGTAGCCCCCGCTACTGTACCGATCTGAACGCCTATAGCATTATCTCCAATTTCTCCCTGACCATGAAAAACAATTGCGTTAAAAGATTGATTGGTTCCAGTGGCACGATCAACAAAAACACCCTTGCTATTATCTTTAAAGTAAGATGAAACAACTTCTCCTATCCAAACATCATCGTAAAAAAGAATACCATTACCGTTAGTAAAATCACCAGAGTATACGTTTTTTATTGTGAATCGTGAACATTCGGTAAGTTTTATTCCTCCTGCGCCCGACGCGCTGCCGACTATTCTGAAATCTCTTAAACTCTGATAATTTTGTTGCCCGGCACCATTTCCTCCCATAATTAAAGCATAGCTTGCACCACTATAAGAGATCGTAGTGCCGTCCATAGATGTGCCGCCAAGGGAAGCACCCTGGATGTTGACATTAATGGTGCCGTTGGTTACATAAGCCCCTGTGAGTTGTACGGGGATATTTCCATTTCCCCAAGTGATAGCTGCATTAATTTCCGTCTGGTCGGCTGTTCCGTCAACCCCAAACCATTCTGGGTAGATATATGGTATTTTGGGCGATCCACCAGGGGTAATATTATTTCCGAAAATCTGTTGACCAGGGCTTGCAATAATTCCTCCATTAATTGTAATTGTTTCAGTTGCCCCTCCTGCTGTGCCCTGAATTTTCCCGCCAGGTTGGAAAATAAGTGTTGTATTAGCGTTTATGGTTAAACTGGCCGTTAACGTCCACGTACAACGGCCAAGGTTTAAAGCTACCTCTGTAGAGCCAACTTGATTAATAGCGTTCCTTATTGTTGCATCACTGCATGTTGTCCCGTCTCCATAAACCTGTAAAACATCAATACCGCCATAGTCTAGGTTGTGGAGAGTGGCCGTGCCGCCGCTTGATGTTGGCCTGGTAAATGTTCCCGTAAGGCCATCAAATAATTGAAAATCTTCTTTACCTATTTTACCCCTGGTAATTGTTCCTGCAAAAACCTGAGAAGAAATAAAAATAAACAGAATTGTTAAAAGTAGTTTTTTCATAATTATTTAACCATTTTTTTAAAAACCTTAGATTCTTTTATAAGAAATTCAGCAATAGATATTACTGCTTGTCTATTCTTTTGCATGACTACGATAGCTTCAGCAAGGTTGGCCGGATTTGGTTCTGAATTTAAAGCAGCGATTGTTTCCAAATCTGTAATTGCCTGATTGTATGCTGTTTGAAAATCTGCTTTATCAGCATCAATTGTTGGTTCGATTAGAGTATCAGCAGAAAGACAATTTGATACTATACTAAAAATAAGGATCAATATACTCAGTCCAATTTTCCCTTTCATATAAAGCACCGCTTGATATGTAATATTTTTGATTTCCATTTATATCTATAATTGTTTCGTTTCCATATCTAAGAAGATCATTGCAAATATCTTTATTATTAGTTGTTTCGTCAATATGATATTCTGATAGTTCAGTGTTTGTTGTGTGGTGAAACAAATCATATTGTGAGTCTTTAATAGAATAAAAAATTATTCCAGTTGAAGAATCATATAAAAGAAAAAGGAAAATTAAAGTAAATAATATTTTTTTCATGGCACTATATAGGCTGGATCTGCTGCAGCGGCAGGATTGTAATCTGTGCCATTTGCATTGTAATATACATTTCCACCAACCGCCCCACCAGCCCCAACATTAATTGCTATTCCACCCTGAGAGGCTAAAATCCCGGTTGTGCAACTGGTTATTCTGTTCCACCCTTCTGCATTGGCTGAAAACATATTAACCAAGCTTGCCCTGTCTTCTATACAATTCGATCCACCTGATATTATTGTTCCATATCTTATCCCTATATCTGCATTAACAACCCATACTCCACGAGTGCCATTTGGAGTAAGTTTACAGCGATAGAGAAACGACCTAACACTAGCAGACAACTGAAAAACATGTCCAGTTGAAGAATCAATAATACATGTATCAAATTCTGCGCTTGCAGGTTCATAGCCATATACAGAACGCCCAGAGGATGAATTTAAAATATTACACCGTGTAATCATTCCAGATGAATACGTTCTTGGTTTAAAAGTCATATTCTCCGGGAATATGCCTGACGTTGTTGAAGATGTTATTTCTAAATCTTGTAATGCGTAATTAGTTGTTTCGGCTTCCAATACAACTGCTGGATTTGAACTTCCGCCACTGATTATAACCCCCCAATCGTAGACGGTATAGGTTCCAGTTGGTGCCGCAGACCAAACACCTACAATAGTTGCGGTGTCGGCGGTATCTGAATCGATTATACGATATTCAGCATTGTTTGATGAATAGATAAGTAAATCATCATAAGCACCAAAATTCCCGGTATCTGTAATACTACCTTGTGTAGCACTTGAACCTTGTACCGAGCTGTCTTGAGTTGCGGAAGTTTGCTCAATAAGAGTGCCTATTATAGTGAGGTCTGGTTTTGACAATGAAAGGTTTTCAGAATATGTCTGTTGACTACCATTAGAATCATTTGTCCAACTGTCAGAACCGGCATTGTTTTTAGCTACATAAATTGTGCAATCACCGTCAGGAGGACAGGCATCTAACGCTGCTTGAATAGTTGCAAACGGAACAGAACTCGTGCCGCGATTTTGAGTTGTTAAAGTATCGGCACCACCTTGAGCACCAACATAAAGAGTTATTGAAGAAATAGTATGAGTCGGTGTCCATGCAGAACCATTATAAAGCCATTGCGAGCTACCCGTTGGAGTATATATTCTACAATCACCAGTATTAGCAGAAGCCGGAAGAGTATCGGTTGACGGACATTGGTTGGCGAAAGAAGGTGTTGAGTTTTCCCCGTTACTAATTAAAACCTGATATTGAGATCCAAGTGGAAGTTCATTTATCGCTCCCGCATTTCCTGAATAGAATATTTTATCGTTACCCCCGGAATGATCGGAAGCTGAAGTCATTGTATGTAATCTATTATGATGATTGTTTTCAGTAATACCAGAAAGACTATCATGGTCAATGCCGCCAGCTATTGCGCTGAGGGTCACAGAGCCATCTCCATCGTCAGTAACAGTTATACTTGCGCTTCCCGCAATCCAGTTTGCAAGATCAGAACTAATTAAACCCTTACTTCCATCTGTTGCAGTTAATCGAGAAGCAGTAAGTCCAGAAAGCGTAAGTCCTGTAAAGGTAGGGCTTGCCGCAGTATGAATATCTTGCGGCGTTGAAAGTGTGGCAGTTCCATCAAGATCGTCTGTAACGGTAATTTGATTAGTAGTACCAGCAAGCCAATCTGCTAAATCAGAACTAATTAATTTCTTGCCAGAATCGGTCGAAACTAATCTGGAGGCAGTTGTATTGGTCGGCCTAATTACTGAATCTTGAAACGCTTGACTAATAGTCGGTATAAATCCAAGAGCCAGTATCAGTCCAAACACTATTTTTAAGGACTTGTACTTTAAAATCATCGCCGTCTTTTATAATTTTCCATGAACCATCTGTAATGCCATCACCCCAAATAAGCCCACCAGTATTTTGTAAAATTAATTCGGCTGAATAAAATGTAGGCGTCCCGCGTAAGCCTTCAAGCTGGTCTAATCTGTCTGAAATTCTATTTAAAATAAAATTAAGATTATTTACCAAGGCTTTAAGATCATTTTGCCATATTACTTGAAAAAAATCTCTTTGCTCACTCATTGGTAAACACCTGTTGTCCGCCTAAATGTAATCCGGCTTTTGTTGCCCTTCGTGTCAATCCAACTGCTTCTTTCCCTAGCCTCTCAACAAACTTTTTAGATCGCGGCGAGAGAATGCCCCATGCTTTAAATACATCCATTCCTGTGGTTGTATCTATCGCTTCAAATTGTGATGAAATTTTGAGATAATAATCCGCCTCTTTTTTAAGCGGTTGCCAGAGTCCAGGATTAACTGCTTTAACCGTCTTTTCTGATTCGTAAATAAGATTAGCCAATTTAGCCGGCTGTACAACTACCTTTCCGGTATCAGGTGCCTCACGCATAGCCTGTCGATAAATATCGCGTAAATAATTCATCTCAAGGCCGGCCCATGCTTCTTTACCACCTTCTTCTGCGATAATGGCTTTTCTGATATTAGATATTTGCTCTGGTGATGATTTCAAAATACGCTCAACCGCTCGTTCTGGATATTCTTCAAAATAAAGCCGGTCAGCTCTGCCGAATTGCATTTTGTCAATTAATGATTTTGCTGTTGGATTCTGCCGAAACCAATTATTGGTTTCACCAAAAATTTTATCAGCCTTTTGTAAAGATCCCACAAAATCAACAGACTCACCGGCTAGTCGCTGTATGTCTTCAGTTATATTTCGTTTAAATCCTTCTTTCCAATCAACCACCTTTTTAGGGTCGTCACCGTATGTTTTCCATATTCTTTTGATAAGATAATTAACATCTTTCCCCCTGACAGCTTCATCAAAATAAAACTCTCTTAGCATTCTTCCTTCTTTTGAAGTAGATGTAAATCCCAACCACTTTATAGCTTCGTCAATTGCTTGACGTTCGCCCATTTGTTTACCACCCGGAGTAATTTGACCCATAAAATTCTTAACAAGCTCCTGGAAACTCTCTTGTGCATTTTCGAGAAGAATATCGCCCTTTCCGGTCTTGGATGCTAAATCAATAATTGCATTTGGTTCTTTATATACCTTGTTCCAATCAATCTTTTTCCTAAGAGCCTCACCAATTTCCATCCCGGTTTCGGTTTTCGTCTTAGTGCCTAATCGTTTTGTAAAATCAAGCGCATGTTCTGTTGTTTCACCCATTATTCGTTGACGGGTTTTATTAAGAACTTTCGCTGATTGTCTGGAAGTAACACCACCCAATCTTGTAAAATCTGCCGCCATATTGATTATTGGTTTGCCTATTTTCTTTCCAAGCCACAACGGCGCTTTTGCCGAAACCCCTAAGGCCGAGGTAATCGCCTCCCCTGCAGCCCCTGTCATTGCTTCCTGTTTAGCCTGCTCTGTGTCAACATCTTGCCCTAAAATCCAATCGGCTAAAGCAGAGCCACCAAAAGAGCCAACACCAGAGCCTGTCATTCTGCTTATAAGATTCGCCGCCCTTGGTAGAAGGTTTATTCCTTTTGCCGGTAAAGTAAACTGAGGCGCAAGAGCAGTTCCAGCAATATCGCCGGCAATTGGAAGAACAGTTTCTAATGCCTGTTTTGAAGAAGCAGACTGCCGCCCTATTTCGCCGGGTGTTAACTGTTTGCCTGTTTGCACGCTTATATCGCCGGCCTGTTCTGGTCTTGCCTGATATTTAGACCAAGGCCCCGTTTCTTGTGGCTTCTGGTATTTTTCCCATGGACCAGCCATTATCTTACCTTTTCCCAATTATTAGGATCTCCAGGATCTCCACCTTTAAATCTATATCCACCCTCAACGGTTCCTGGTTGCGGCCCCGATTGTTCTTTTATGGTTTTTCTCATGGAGCCAGAAGGATCAAGAGTGGTAATATAACTACTGATAAACTTATCTAATCTATCAAGTTTATTTTTAATAATTCCAGGCGAGCCAAGATCAAGTGGAGACGGTAGATACATCCTAAAATAAGCCGGCCACTCTTCTTTTGTTACTGCTGCCCCGGTTGCCGCCCTTATTCTTGCATCAAGGGCATCCATAAACATTGATTTTAATTTTCTTCCTTCTCCGACACCGCCCATTGGTGCCGCTGCTTCAAAAAGAATTTGTTTATTAATTTCCCCCGTCTTTGGATCAATAACCATGCTTCGTGCTTGCTTGGCTATTTCCTGTGCATTTATAGAAAGAGTGAGTTTACTTGCCGTTTCTGTGGATAGTGGTTTTTGTTCTTTAATTGGTACTGGATTGGTTAACTCTTTCCCGGTCCTCTTGTCTCTAATAACACTATATGTTGTCCCGCCCTTTTCATATTCATGTGTTTCCGGCTCTGGACGTTTTGCCAAATCAAGACGTTCCTGAGACATTCTTTCCATTTCTACATTATGTCTAGTTGTCTCTTTAAATTTAGGAATATCAGTTAAATCAACACCAGTTGCCGCTTTCATCACTGCCGCTGTCATAGGATCAATTTGGGGCATTCCTGCCGAAGCAAGAGTATCAGTTAAGCCGCCGCTCGGCTTAGTTCCGGCAAACCCACCTCCACCTTCCATTAATATTTCACCAGGAGATTGCTTATATGGTGGTTGAGTAGGCATTAAATCTGGTTGACCGATAGAAATAGGCGCACCGCCTTGGTCGGTTCCCGTAGAAACTCCACCTTGACTAGTAACAATATTCTGACCACCAAGAAGATTCATGAGAAAATCATTCATCTTTGACTTGGTTTCAAGCTCTTTTATCTTATAGTTCATTAAGAGCTTGTCCATTTTCATTTTCTCAGATCGCTCTTTTCGCGCCTCTTTCTCGCGTTCGTTTCGCGCCATTCCTTTAAGGAATCCAGCTAATAATGCACCACCAGGCATCACGCTACTCCTTTTATCTGTTTACTAAGAACGGAATAATTAACCATTAATGGTTTTCCATTTTCAAGAATTGTGGCTTCTGGTAAGATTTCAAAAACATCTTCTGCTAAAACGCCAACACGCTTTTGATTGCCAACATCCCATACATAATTATATTCAATTAACGGAATTTTCCGATTATTCTTGAGAAGAAGTTCACCCACAAAAACAATATCACGTTTTAATCGTCTGGTTGAAAATAAAGACCCCAAACCTCCGAGGGCAGAAGTAATGCCAGCACCGACTGAACCCCACGGAATTTTATCAACAGCCCATGCCGCACCTTCGCCTAACATTCCTAAAAGATCGTTCTGATTGCCTTGAGCGGCAACAGCAGGACCAAAACCCGCAGCATATGAACTTGCAGCACTACCAAGGCCAGAAGCTGCGGCTTGTGGTACTCCTGTTGCATAACTGAATGCTTTGTTAAATACATCCTGGGCGAGATTAGATCCATATGTCCCTAGCGCCTCTGCTGAACCAATTCTTGCTTTTGTGAGTGCATCTACCAAAGTGCCACCAGCGGGCAACATTGAAAGAATACTGTCTTTTGCACCGGCAAAAGCATCTGCAATAGATCGTTTTCCTGATTCATACCAAGGCAAACTTGCTACATCAAAAGCCTTGCCGGTTCTTTTCCATGATCCTGGAGTTGTAGTTGTCTGGGCCGCTTGTATAGTTTGCTCGGATGAAGTATTTGGTAGTTGTCTATTTATTACCACGTCATCCCATATACTATATGGTTTAGGATAGGCTTGATCTCCCATATATGGCGGAACGTTTATCGATGTTGGCGAAATAGAACTTTCAGGGGTTATAGTTGTTCCTGGAGTTGTTGTGGTTGTTCCAGGAATATATTCATATCCCATAAATCCTAAAAGATTATCCCTGATAGCTTGTTCAAGCGGTTTGCTTAATTCGTATCTTTGCCTTGAAATACCAGCTAATTCATTAGCATATTTGTTTTCAGGAACATCTGGACTGCCACCAAATAAATCACCCATATCAATCACCTAATATTGTTTCGTAAACGGTATATATTTTCTTCATTCCCGTTAATCGCACAAAAGCCTTTTCGCACCTTTTAGAACCTGCCCTCACTCTATAAAAGCCTTCTTTTCTAAAAAAATCTCTTAATTCTTGTATAGACTTCTTCCCGGTTCCAGGAAGAGAATAAAACCAAACTACATGAACAATTGAACCATTTGGATAATAGATTATAATTCCCGTATCGTCACATAATGCAGCCTTATAAATTCCTTGTTCAACATTATAAATTATCTTTTCTGGTGTTATTCCTTCCGGCCCAGTATCCAACCACTTTTTATAATCTTCTATTTGATTGATCTTTAATATCATTCAAATTCTGCTGCATAGATTTCTACCGGGCCTGATCCACTTATCCGAATAGAGGCACGTTTGCCGTTTCCTGTTGTTATCAATCGTCTTTTAGTGTTTCGATCTCCTGAGATAGTATGTGATTGAAGGGTAGAGCCATCCATAATCAAACTTCCCGTACAGGTTGTTGTGCTTGAAGCATCAACATCATATTTTGCCCATCTAGGAAAATTACGTCTGGTTTGTAATATAAAAGCTTTTGATTCTGCTTCCCAATCTATTGCAGTCCCGTTGTCATCTGTTGCCCCTTTATTTTCTAAAACCCATACATAGCCATCTGTATCTGCTGCAAGTAAACGATTGTTTGTCTCGTCAATCGCTACACAACGTATTTCGTTTCCCCACGTATAATAGGAAACTCGTTTTGATCTGATATGAAAAACTAGAACATTAGATGGGTAGTTATCTCCTAAATCACAATAGCCAAAATAAACAATGCCATGAAATTGAATCAGCCAACATCTTGAAAGTTTATTAAGATCAATTCCAGGAATACCGTTTGTTGTTAATTCTCTAAAAATAGGGAGAAATGCATTTTCAGTAAAATTAATATCTGTTCCAGCAAATACATAATTACCATCAAAACCGAGATGAAAAAGTCCTTCACCATGAACAGATAAGGCACATTTTTTAGCCTGTGTTCCGGTTAATGCATCAAGTTGAATCGGGAAAAATGTTGTGGGCCCTGTCCCTTGAATATGAAAAATTCTATATTTAGTTAGAACGTATAGTTGCCCACCATAAAATGTTGCTGAAATACAAGGATTTTGTAAGGTGCCAACTTCAACATAATATGTTGTCGGCCAGTATTCAGGTTGTTTTGCTTTACAAAAATAAAGACGATTATCTTTCAGGATAAAACAAACTCCATTAAAATTAGGGCCAATTACAAAAGTACCAAGCGGGGGGCGATCATGGTCTGTCTCAACTGCATCACCAAGAGATCCATCGGCAGTATTGGTGTCAACATTTGTCGTTCCAATTGCCACATCCTGATCATGATAATAAGTAGAACCACCTGCCGTAGTGCGATAGATTCTAACGTGAGTTATTTGACTATCAGTTGAAGCGGTCCAGGTTACTGATAAGCTGCCATTGGCAAGCGTGACAGCTGCCGCCGCTGCGTCGGATGGGTTAGATTCATAAACAACCGTTGACCCTTCTTTGCGGCAATAAGTATATTTGGCGTTATAATCGCCCGTTAGTCCAGTTAGGGCGCCTGCAACTATGGTCGGTACTGTTCCGGGTGCAGCAACACCCCATTCATAAACCGTATCGCTTTCAATCCGTTTTCTATCCGTGCCGTTTAGTGCATAAATATTTTGAGTTGTTGAATTGTACGGATTATATTTTATTCCTGACCACTCAGCGTTTGTGTGACCAGAAGAAATAGAGGATTCGTTCTTGTATATTTGTGAGCCAGCAAATATATATCTATTGCCAGATTGTTCAATTATGAGATGTGGATCGGTTGAAATTGCGGTTGAATTAAGTCTTGTTGAACCATCGCGGGTTTTTAAAACGCCTTGAGTATTAACCCTGAGATTCTTGCAACGTGTTAAAGAATCGCTGGCAATTATACTGCCGCTTATTTCCTGCGGAAGATTGCTAGGGTCTTCTGCTATATTAAGTGGACCGTTTGGTTTCCATATAACAGGCATTTTACCACCTGTCTGGATAAGCGTCCGGAAGTCGCGGTCTTCTTCTTATACGCTTATCAGGCTCTTGATGTGTCCTTAATCTATAGTCCCTATCTGTCCTTCTTTTGCTTGCCCATTTTCTGAGAGTTTGTTTGGCTATCTCTTTGCGCCGGCCCCAATAATCGGCCAATGATTCAATCTTGCCATCTGTTGGCATCATATAGGCTTCTTCGCAAACACCATATTCAATATACTTCCTGGAAAAAATAGGATATTCGCTTTCTTCATCCATACCACCGGATAACTCGCGTGGTCGTTTCTGGGAAACCGTTAACAGGCTTTCGTCAATATCTGCCATTGCAACTACAAGGCCCGTGCTGGAATCATCTACAAATCCAGTTGCATCAGCAAGTAATCCATATTCAGAAGAAACTGTGGCGAATCCATCATCATAAAGCACTGCCCCCTCACCTGATTCTTCTGGCCATGTTCCTATTGTTGGCTGTGGATAAAGGTAAATCAAGTCTCCCTGGTCGTCTTCACGCCGATAAGCGAATGTTTCACCACCTCTTGTTTGCCATGAAGGATCGTCAATTTGAATACTTTTTAAAGTGATTAAATCAATCGGGTCTTTATCGTATGCAATAAACTCTATCTGCTCTACATTATTGCCACACCATACCGGGGGCGGTTTGTGGCCGGTATATATAAAAGCTTCCCATGGGTGGGTATAGACATAATTTGAATCAACCGTACTGATTGTCGATCCCGCTATCTGAAGCATTTCCCAACGGTAACAAACAGTCTTGTCGGCCTGGCTGTAATTGTAGCCAACCTGATAAACATAACCTTGTATGTTTTGATTGTGATTCCATTCGAAGTCATAGGTATGTGACATCTGGAACTTGTTAGGAACTGGAGTTGCCTGAACCTGAACCAGTAAATCAACAAATTCACGTAATTCTGATTGGTTTTTATTATAAAGCCGTAAAAGCTGAGAGTTCGTCCAAATATTACCGTCTGGATCTCTTAGTTTACGTCTTATGCGTGTAAGTTGCTTTGACCAGTCCATTCTTCACGTTTGACAGTCATAAACTGTCTGATTTGGTTTTTATCAAGGTCTTGCATTCCTAGTTTTGTTAAATAGTTTGAAAAATGTTTTGTTGCGGTCTTGGCATCTCCACGGGAAGCGAAATATTCCGAAACTGCATAGTCGACACAAGCCCATCCATATTGATCTCTGATCCTAACTCTATCGGTATCGGTTTCATATCGTTTCGGAATAATCGCCGCTTTTAGTTCCAATATTCCCGTGCTTGATGCCGGCGCAGGATGAATACATAAATAGCTAAATCCTACCGGACAATATCTTTCAGGACCGCTGGAATTATAAAGCCATCGTGGATTAAAAGCATTCAATCCAATAAAATCGGTTTGTTTTAATCTTATCTGTCTTACAACGTCCCAAACACTCTTAATCCAGGCGATAGAGCCACGCCTGAAGTCAAACCGATAGAAGAAACTATTCTCTCGTAATGGAATATGGAACGTTTCTTCGCTGCATCCTGTTAATATTGAAATATCTTCAATTGCATCATTGATAGAATCGCGAATCTGCGCCATGCCTTGTTCGGTATCGGTGAATACATCCGGGCTGTCTAAATCCTCACCGATTAAATCTAAAACGTGTTTTTCTAGATTATTCACGGTACATACTCAAATATCTGTGCAGCGCCACCAGTTCCAGAAACAGAATAATAAATCACATCTGCCGCTTCTATTGGGTTTCCTAGGTAATATCCGGGTTGCTTTGAAGAAAGATCAAAAATAATATCGCCGGTTGCATTATTCTTTCTTATCACCACAACCGCTGCGTTTGTACCATCGGTAGTTAAAATAATCCCGCCCAACAGTTTTCGCGTAAGGTTGAATGTACCCGTTCCGGTTACTTTCTCTATGCCCAATGCTCTTAACATAAGCAACTCCTAAAATGGGGTGGCTGACTGGATAGGGCAGTCAGCCTAAGCCGAAGCTACCCCAAACTTTTCAGCCGTTGTGTTATTTCCTTAGCTTGTCTGTCAAAAGAACCCCATATTTTAGGTATTTCAATTTCTTGCTTTGTCTTGTTGTGATTCTCAGACAATACCTGTTCTATATGACTTCTTTGTGGCTTGCCAAGTCCTATCCCGCTGAAACCGTTAATAATGGAATCAATTTCTCTGTTTTTAATCCATGCGAATGGAAAGTTTAAAAACTTACAGCCGCCAATATGCTTTAAAATATATTCATGTAATATTATCCAATACCATGCACATGCTATCCGGCTGTCTTTTATATCTTTAGGGAAAAGTCTACCCTGTAATGCCCTATCGTTTCTGCTGTATACTCCCCATCGGGTCATGCTCACTACGCATTCGTCAAAATCACGCCAAAGAAGAATAAACTTTACTTTCGGAAAAAGCCTTTTAATTGCCGGTAAAAATATGGTTGACCTATGATTGATATCGCCAAAAACAAGGGCGTTGCATTGAGTCACCGAGCAAACATCTCTACGTGTTGCCCAATATATCTCATCCCATACTTTTGACTTGCAATCGTTTTTATAAACCTCGTCATTAAGATGCCATAACCGTGGAGCAAGTTCGTGGTATGCGAAAACGTTAGGCACACAATTTAATAAATGTGTAAGTGTAACCGTTCCACACTTACCAGTCCCTAATACACAAATTAAGTTAACATTCTTTGAATCAAACCATCTTGGTGGATAGTTTAATAAAAAATGTTGTAAGACTTGCGCCTTATCTATTACAGGTTGAGTCGCAACCATTTGTCCATTCTGTGCAATGCCCTGCCAGTTTCAGGATCGCCAAGCATTCTGCCGTCATTTTTGGGGTTTACCGATTCAATATTATCTACCTGCCGCATCATATCCCGTGCATCGTACTCAGTAGGGAATCCGTCACTAAGTCCAACAATCTGATGGATAGTAAATGGCTCCCAACAGGAGCCAACACTAGTCACTACCCTGGCAAAGTCAGAAAACTTCATAATCTTTTCGCCCTTCGGCTGACCTAATACCTTTGGCATTGCACTGATAAAAATTGTTCTACTTGCTACGCCGCTCATTCTTTTACCTCCTGAATTGGTCCGTCAATTTCATTATCGAAACGACCCCTTGTGGCGCAATCCAGCGCCGGTATTATTTTATATTCCCCTACCCGCCATGATGGTTTATTGTTTAAAGTCTTTATAAAGTCGGCAAACTGATAATCTGCCCAGTTAAAATGTCTACAATGTTTCGGAGTCGGCCCCCTGGTATGAGATGAGTTGTTCTCGTCGTATGGGAATCCGCCATTCTCTTTTAATGCCTCAAGAAACTTCCTTGAACATTTAAGCGCTCGACCATGAATGTAATAGTTCTTTTCGGCATGACTTGTTGAGCTAAAAAAATACACCTGATCGTCTTTTATCTTAGCGATTGAATCAATAATCTTTGTTGGTCCAACAAACTTGTAATCATGTATTATCGGGCGAAAGCGTATGTCGTCGTGTAAAAACAAAACGTCTGACTTTCCATCCCATATGTTTTTTAAATAAAAATCATAAGCTCCCCACTCAAGGCCGATATTTTCACGCTTTGTAACCTTTATTCCGTCCGGTATGTTGTCCCGTTCCCATCTTTTGTTTGCGATTATATGAATTTCATATTTACTCTTTATGTGCGCCATTGCCTGTAAAAACTCTTCCTTATAATAATAGCCGCAAATACAGATTTTCATTTCGTTGCACCCCCGGCTCTTGGATTCAACATAAACACACAGTTTGAAATAGGTTCCATTCCAAGCTCATGCATATATTTGAGAAAATCGCCACGTTCCCAATTTATGTGTTCCATATTGCCGTCGGTGTTATCGAGTAACAGATAATTAGTAAATAAAACGCCCTGCGGGATAAATCGTTCGACTACTTTTAACAATGGTTCGTGCCAGTCTTTTAAATGCTCAAGACTATCTGAAAAAAGCGCATAGGAGAAAATCTTCTCATCCGGCCATTCATTAAAGTGCGCCCTGTCGCTTAATCCGTATTTTTTGACTCGCCACTTTAAAAACTCGTATGAACAAGAGCCGTCAATATCGAAGAAATACATCGTATGGCCACGTTTGAGCATTTCAAAACCGATTGGTGCGGAGCCACAACCAAAGTCAGCACCCGTCAGTTGATGACCGGCGTTAATATTCATGAATGCAAAACTCATCCATCGTTGTGGATGTTCCGAAAAATGATAAAGAACCTGCCTGGCTAATTGTTCCTTACCCATATGAGCATAATATTCAGGCGTGCCGAGGCCGTATTTATCGGACAGGTTCATTGCTCTGTAAGCATAGTTCTCATACAAGGTCTTTAATTCTAACTCTTCATGGATGTCTAAATATTCCATTGCATCGTATTTGAAGAGATTAAGAACATTATTCGTGTGCCAATCGTTTGATAAATTGGTCGAGGACTTGGAAACATTTTCAGTTCTGAATTGATCCTTGTTTGCCTTGCTTACAATCACGCTTTTGTTCAACACATGGCCTATCTGAATACCGCTATCGGTATAAACCTTGAAACCCGCCTCCCTTGCCCGTTTACACAACTGAACATCGGTTCCATAAGTATGTTCCGGCTCAAACCAGGGCTGTTTTATCTTGTCGAAGATGTGCATCTTGATAAGCATGCACCCACCACCCTGGACAGCAACCTCTTGAAGCCCGCCCGTTAACTGTTCGTCATTCATCATTCTAAAAGCGCCGTTTTTCTCTTCCATGACTACCGGACCAGCATTACCGCCACGGTGATAATAAATCGGGCCGACTATATCAACATCATGAGAGATAAGCCGTTTTAAAAATCCATAACATCCCGCACCCTCGCCAGGAATGCCGGAAGTATCATCAACATCAATAATATGATCGTCATCCAACATTAAAAGATAATCCGCGCCAACATCAAGCGCCGCCATGACAAGTGCATTTCTCGCCCTGAATTGTTCGCTTTTATCTTTCACATGTAAATAAAAGTCAAACTCCGGATATCTGCGCCCGAAATAAAAAGCCATTCTCATGTAGTCTTCAAGTGTTTGTGCGGTTACATTCTGGTAGCACGGAATGCCGATTAAAATCTTTTTCTTTTGTTCGTCCACTGTTAGCCCCTATCGCGTTTAGTTTATATCTTACTAATCCGTTTCCCTTGCCTGAATACTGAAAGTTTAAACTTTTAAAAAAATTGATTGACGGTTTATTTTCTGTTTTTATAAGTGCTATTACGTTCTTATTGCCAAATTCTTTTTTAGCCTTATCTATCGTCCTGTTTACGAAACGCCGTCCTACTCCTTTTCTATGATATTCAGGAACAATTGTTATGTGGATATATATTCCATGTAGACGGTTTTCATAATGGAGTTGACCCACATATCGATCGTTCCATATTTCGTAAAACTGGACTTGATTGTTTTTCAATGTCTGTTTTATGTGAAAATTCATAGTCCAACACAGTGTTTATTACCTTGTCCTGTTCTTCATTTGTCATTTCGGGATACATTGGCAGGCTCAAAAGTTTTGGCCAAATCCTGTCAACATTCCTGCATCTCTGATTGCTCTTATAGGCTTCAAATAAATAAACCGGCTTATAATGAACACCTGAAACAATATCGTTCTCTAATAAATGAGAATAAAGCCCGTCACGGTCATTCACCTGAATAGGGAAAAGATGCCACGAAGATTTATAGGTTGAATCATCATAAGCCGGTAATCCAACAAGCGGCGCAATTGCATGATGAGGTCTAAATGCTTTCATATATCTTTGAGCCAATCGCCGGCGTTTTTCATTCATCCAATCAAGTTTTTCAAGTTGTGTTAACCCAAGTGCTGCAGTAATATCGTTCATATGATATTTATAACCACGCTCGATTATTTCATATTCCCATCCGATTCTCATTCGTTCATAAGTTGATTTACTAATCCCGCACCATCGAAGCCTTTTCAATCGCTCATAAAGCGTTTTGTTATTTGTGGTTATCATTCCGCCATCACCACAAGAAAGGTTTTTAACAGCATGAAATGAAAAACAGCCTAAATCACCAAAACTCCCAACTTTCTTCCCATTATAGGTTGCACCACAAGCGTGGGCGGCATCCTCAATTACAACTAGATTTCTTTTTTTGGCAATCCACATAATTTTATCCATATCACATGGACGCCCTGAATAATGAACTGGAATAACTGCATCTATTCCATTACAATCAATTTCATCTGGATTTATATTTAAAGTATTCGGATCAATATCAGCATATTTGATAATACATCCATTTTCTTCAATTGAACTCACTGTAGAAACAAAAGTAAGCGGAGTTGTTATTATATTTTTTTTATTATAGCATTTAACTGCTAAATTTAATGCTGAGGTGCCACTGTTAACAGCAACTGCATATTTAGTTCCAACATAACAAGCAAACCATTTTTCAAATTGTTCAACTGTTGGCCCAAGTCCTGTCCATCTTGTTGTTAAAACATTTGCAATTGCCGCAGCATCTCTATAATCATAAAAAGGCTTAAATAATGGAATCATTTGACCCTCCTCAAATATCCATTAGGACAAGCAGTTATGAAAAACTTTTCTCGACTTCTATCTATCTCAAAATCACTATTTGTTGATAGAAATGCAGCAACTGCGGTCAATGGGTTGTCTTGTCCTGTCTTATCGCATGACTTATATAGTCCGTTGCTGATTATTGTATCTTCAACAATGTAATAACAGCCCTTGGTTACGAGTGGTCCGTATAGCTCGAGGTTTTTAGTCACATTATCGAATGTATGAGCACAGTCATCAATAACCATGACTGTTTTTGCATATTTCAATAGTTCTTTGACTTTGTTTATCGTTTCAGTTGATTCAGAGTTTCCGCTAATTGTTATTACATTTTCTGTTTTCTCTTTATGTTCTAAATCAACAGAAACAATAAACTGAGCCGCATCGACTAGATTATTGTGAATATCTCTTAACCAAAGACAAGATCCTCCCTCACCGCCACCAAGTTCAATTATTACTTCCGGTTGTGTTTCATATATGATTTCCTGATATACCCAAGCATCACATGGATGTTGATTTAGTCTTCGACCTTTATAAGTCATATAATTATTTGATGCGTCCTGCATAATCGGAATTAAATGACCGATTGGCATGTGAAGGGTAGAGAGTTCAAGGTTGCCACCATAAATCTTTTCTCTTGCCTCTCCTGCATCAATTATATTCATTCGTCGCTATCCTCAATTGGCGTGAATAGCGCGATATAATCGGGATCAACTTCTTTTTCTTTTAAGATATCAATCTCTTTGTCGTTAAGAGTTAAAACCGCTTTAACCCTTCTGGAACCACACTTCTTACAACAGCCCACTTTTTGTAAGGTGGCCCGGAACAACATTTTTTGACAATCGCAACACCTCACAATTGGATCGCTGAAAGGTGCATCAAAACTGTAGTCTACCATTTAAACCTCCCTATCAGGCAGGGGGTGACCCTACTCACCCCCGGTTAATTAAAGAGCCTTAATAAAACAGGCAATTGCCGCTGTCGTCCATTTTGTCTGTGCAGCCAGGGCAAACGCACACGGATACCTGATAGGTGTCGTGGTTGCCGTTGTAACCGCATAGTTTTCAAGACAGAACACAGAACCAGCCGCGTTAAGTGCAAGCGGGGTCCCTGCTGCAATATTGCCACCCGAAGTATAAACCCTTGTCCGTACCGCACTGTGATACCCATAGACTTGAACAAGCCCATAGGCATCAATTGCAATTGCTTCCGCTACAATACCAGCGGCAGCAAGGCCAAGGTTCGTAGTAATTGCCGAGGGCATTGTTACACCAACGCCGTCTGCGTCTCCTGTGAAATCCCAAATTACCGCCTGACCATTTGAAAGCGCCGCAGTAGCGTAGGAGTTCTGCACAACGATGAAAATACGTTCCGGGTCGTCCCTTTTGATCCTCTGAAATAACATTGTTTTCTCCTTTTGTGACTGACGATCCCCTATCGACCCGTTTTGTTAGAGTGTAGCGTTATGCTACGATGGTTGTAAGTATGTCGTAAGCCACACCGAGCTTACGAAGGTTGCTACAGGTTGCGTTGCCCATGAACAGAATTTTTGCCGTTTTAGCTGTCTGATTCTCAGGCTCTACAAACGGCGTAGTGATAATGTCCGTCTGGGAGTCAATGGTCAGATTGTAAAAATTCGTGTTCACGAAAAATGCTGACCCTTTGGTAATTGCGGCAGTTCCAGTTTGAACGTCCGGGGTCACTTCGTCCCATATACAAGTAGCGCCACGGAGTTTAATGTTATCAAACCCCATATCGGCCATTTGCGTGTTCTGATACCGTTGCCGCTGTCCCATGGCCGATTCATAGATTTCATACGAAATCTGGTCGAATACAACTAAATCCGGCGAACCGCCAGAGCCACGGGAGCAATAGTTATACATGCGCTTTAATGCCTGCTCCAAACCCAAATAAGTGGTAGCGTTCAGGGCAAAATCGTTTCCGGTTTGAGTACCGTTTGAACCGATATTAGCCGTACGGTGCCTCCACCATGAATAACTTGCGCCTGAAATATTGCCAACATTGCCGCCTGTGGTCGGGTCCGTCCGGTTGAGTTTTCTTAAAAAATAACCCAACGGCAAAAGGCCCACATTCCCACCACTTGACGTTTCAGGAACAAACGTGGAACTTGAAACTGTACCCAGTAAAAGGTCGTTGTTAAGTTTTTCACGCATTGACATTTCGGCTTGTTTAATCTTCTGTTCAAGCAAGTTCAAAAGCCGTCCTTCACCTGCGTTCTGCCTTTCCTCTTTCCTGCTAATACTGATCGTCCCGGCAACTTCAGCCCACTCGTAAAATGCCGTGGTCATTCCGTCTTGTGGCGTTGTATCAAGGGTTTCATACCCACCAACAGTTTTAACAGTGCTGTTGGTGCCATACATCAGCGGAACAGCGATACGCTCGCCACCATCCTGTTTTCGTACAGCGTTAGACATTCGTAAATATGCAAGGAATGCAGAATCCTTAAAAATATTGTCAACCATGACTTTCCGGTACGCAGCAAGAGTGGTGCTGAGTAGGGCGTCATAATAAACAGTATTAGTACTTGGTGCTGTTGAATCACCAATTGTTGCCATTGTTAAGCCTCCTAAGGTTAAGCCGCCTTTTCAGCCATTTGTTTCTTGGCTAATTGTACCGCTTCATTAAAATTTCGCGGTTCGGCTGTTGTAGTTTCGCTTCTTTTTGTGGTGCTTATCCCGGAGGTGCCGGCTGATTTAGCTTTGCTTTCCATTTTTTTAGCCCATTTTTGATATGCCCTGCTTTCTAAAACTTCCTTTGGCAAGGCTAGGGTATAAAGGGCCAAAGGATCATTAACCAATGAGGGATGTTCCTTTAATTTGTCCATCATCTCGGATTCATACTGCCTCCAATCTGTGGCATTATCATCTAGGAACTTTTCAACGCTCTGCTTCCGCATATCCTTGATTGAACCAATAAAAGGCTGTAGTTCTTTCATTACTTCCGAAACAGCATCTTGTTTTGCCTTGGTAAAAACATCATTCCATGTTTGCGGTTCGTATTCTTCATCCTGTGTTTGCTGTTTGTTGGCCGGGGCAAGTGAATAACCCATCTGTTGCGCCAGCTGCTGCATATATTGCACAGGGTTAGAGTTAAACTGGTCGTATGCTTCTGCTTTGCGTTGTATATCCTTGATGGCTTGTGTTTTCTTGCTAAATGCTTTCTGCATCTGCTTATAACCGGCCATCAATTCTGGTTTATCCTTAATGGACTCCGGGTCAAAAAAGGTTTCTTCGGCTACTGGCTGAGTTCCTGCACCTTCGGTTGTCTCAGTTTTTACCCCTTCAGGTTGTCCGGCAGTTCCAGCAGGGGTAAAGTCTCCCTTCGTTGGATCGTCTGCTTGTCCTGCGGTTGTCTGTTCGGTTCCTGTAGTGATTCCTTCGTCTGCCATAAAAAAACCTCCACTGTTTTTCAACAGGGAGGTCTAAGACGGGCCTGATTTTATGTTAAGGGGAGGCTCTAAGCTGAGCGGGCCTTGATAAACTGTTTTAAAAGATTAATAAATGCTCTATATGCTTCCGGCCAATGGGTTCTTAATTCTTCTAAAAGTTGCGGAATCGGTTTATCCATTTTTCATTACTTCATCAATATATTCTTTTGCATTTCCAAACGAAGAAGGCAACACGCGGTTTTTTATTGTAAAATCCCACGCCTTTTGACAAAGGGTTTTTATTTGGTCTTCTGACATACAATCATCAAAGTTTTTCGAAAACCATTCATCAAATGTTGTAAATTGATCTCTAAAAGACATTATTTTTTCTTTGGCCGTCCTGCTTTCTTTGCTGGTTCTTTTTTCTGCTCTTTTTTGGTAATTAAATCTTTTATTTTTTCACTACAACTTAAACAAACGTCAAACCGCTCATCTGTTCTCTGAAAAGATACTTGATCATTTGCTGCAGCAGAGCATATATCACATATTCTTGCCATTATACCCACGCCTTTCCATTTGGTTTTGGAGTATCGCCCTTTTCAGACACGCCCTGTTCTTCCATAAGCCTACGTTTCTGTGCTAGGGTTTCAATATGCGCTCCTAATGTATCGTCATAATATCCGCCCGTAGGTACTCCGCCCATTGAAATGGCATATTGGGCATGAGGTACTCTTTTCATTTCTCTTTTACAGTGGGGGCATGGAAGTTTTGTATCGTTCATTCTGGCAAATATATCTATTTGCTTTCCACACCTTTCGCATTCATAATCATATAAAGGCATTACACATCTCTATATTTAATCGTTTTTTTGTTTCTTTAATCTGCCAAGCAAAAATATCAGTTAAAGATAAACCTTTACCATTCTTCAAATGATGCCTATAATTTCTGACCCGTTTAATGCCGTTTTTAACATAAAAACCATAAGGTTTATATTTATAGGCAATCGAATTATATGAAATTGGTATTGATATGCTATATTCTTTATGTTTGTAATCACCCATTAATATTCCCCGCCCCTGGTTGATTTAATGATTGTAAGCCGCTCATCTGTCCGGCCATTGCGCTACGCGGCCTTACTTCCGATACTCCTGCTGTACTGCCAGGATTTCCAGGTGGTGCCATTTGCCCGGAAACTATCTGCTGACCTAGTTGTAAAAGTTCTTGCACCAGTGCCTCATCTTCAATATGATGCATCTCCATAACGCGTTTCATAAGTCTCGGGCGGGTCATAATATGTGGGAAGCCAGCCATTACCTGGAGGAATGCCATAAACGAGGCCCGTTCCATTTGTGGAAGTTGCGGAATCGTGGCCCCAACATTGACAGAATATTCATATTCACCATCAATTTTCTCGTAATCGGTTTCCCTAACTAGCTGCCACATTTCACCTTGCGGCCCAGTTACAAAAATCGCTGTCTCGCGGTCGATATTGGCTTGAACCAGCATATCAAGTCGCCGGGCGATATTGGTAACAAAATCCATGACCATGCTTTTTTCGTCTGATTGCCGGATCTCAAGGCGGTTATCAAGAATGCTGGCTTGCGTTGCCGAATCAGCTCCTGCGATTCCCCTTGATTCGTCACTTGCACCACCAAGCAGTTCTATCATGTCGTTGTTGAGAAAATTCAACTCAATATAGCGTTGCTGGTCAAGTGGTGCATCCTGAATCGGCTTGACCGCATCCAATACTTTTGCTTTTATTACTGTACCATCATCACCGTTTTCAAGTTTTGACAGTTCGGTGTCCTCAACTGCTTGGTCCAGTGCTAGATATTTACGGTTAAATCTTTTCCGGTGAGTCATTACCTGCGACCGCGCCATATTGTATTCTTTTGCAGGATCAAGTCCTTGGGTTAACGGCGGAATCGGATAAAAAGAATCATCTCGCAAAGTAAACCGCAGAATTGAAAAACAATGCTCATCAATTCCTGGTGGATAATCGTCTGGTTTTAAAAGTGGTAATTTTGCACCCTCGGCTATTATAAACCACCTTTTTTCTTTTATATCGTAAACTTCCCAATAGACAATGCACTTGTTTGGTTTTTTCTTATTGTAATTAGAGGAAAACGGGTCTGTATTTCCCAACTCATCACCCTTTTTCCGCTTTTTCCTGTCTTGATTCTCTTGATCTTCAGAGCCGGACGCGTCACTAATGGTATTTACTGCCGCTTTGCTGAACCTTTTATCGTTTTTGGCCTCATCAAGTGTTGTTTCAACCCTTTGCGCTATCCATTTCCACGAGGACTCAAGCGGGCCGGCGTCCTCGTCAACTAGAAAGTCGTCCGGATGGATTCTCATAACCTCATAGCGTTCATTTACCGGGATGTGTTCAGGTTCTAGCATTGGCGCACCGTCTTCGCCCAATAAAACCGTTTCGTCCTCGGTTACATATTCGCCATAATTGGGGTTTTTCTTCAAGTCGGCTTGGTATTTTGTCTTAATAACACCGTATTGAAAAAAAGCGTCCTGAATTGCTAGTTTTGCATTGTCCTTTAGTTTGGTTTCACCCTTCAAGTAGTTGAGCATTGCAGCCCGGATTTTCCCGCGCTGTTCCCACAATGCAATATTCATAGGATTCGGGCTGAAACTACGCTTTAATTTCACATAAAAATAAGGATCGGTTGGGTATAGACTTGGAATTTGAGCCTTTAGGTGGGAATAAATCTTGTTAATGGTTATCCATTCCGCTTCTGCATAACCATAAATATTCTGCCGACCTTCAAAAAACTCTTTACACAATTCAACTTTAAATTGTTTTTTCCAATTTTCACGTACCTTTTTAGCACGCCGAATTTTTTCTTCCCATTCTGTTTGAAAGTCTGCCAAGTTTGCCATTATGTACCTAAATATAAACGTTCTTCTAATATTCCAGTTTTTTGTCTACCAACTTTTTCAATTTCGCCTTCCCATTCTTCAAGCCAAAAACTAGAATTAATTCTTATATAATTACAATTATCTATTTTTATTTTATGAACTATAATTTCTTCCATTGGAAAATTTGCTTTTTTCTTTTTTCCACAAGGAAAGCCGTCTGTCCAGTCTCCGTTTGTCATTGTTTAAAACTCTTTTGAATACCATGCTTCATATTTTTTATTTTCTTCTTCGTCGAAAATTAAATATGTTCGACATGGCGGTGTGTCTTTTTCTTTAACGGCCAAATAAAATCCTTTCCCATATCCGGTAAGAATTAACCATTTTTCACCATCAATTTCTTTTTTCTGTCCTAATTGAAGAAAATTTAAAAAGTCCATGCCCTATCTCACCCTACCATAAGCAGCAGCCAAACTGGTACCGTGCCGCTTTGCGTATTGTTTTGCCCTTATATATCTTGCGCGTTCTGCCTGAAAGGTTCCTTGCGGGATCGTTTCAATCTTTTTCGGTACCACTGGCCTGAACATGCAAAAATAACGGGTACAGTCATAACCCTCATCCGGTTGCTCGGTGTCAACGTCTTCCGGGTTTTTCTCGTCCTCTCTTAAATTCTGTATTTCTTCCCACCATCTTTTAACACCGAAAGGGCCGTTTTCATCTTCCTTGAAAACGATCATCCGTGGTTGTTCGTTTAGAATCTCTCCTGTTTCCCGGTCTATTTCTTCCTCCATCTGCAGTCGCATATGCAATTGTTGCTTGCCCCTAAGACGGTCGTTATCGGCTTTAAGGAAGAATAGCCCATGTCGCATAGCATCTTCTGCAAATGATGGTCCAAACATAACATTTGAACCTTTAATTTTTGTCGGTCCCCAACATGCAGGATCGGCCAGCCTGGTATTGATTTTTTCACCGCGTTCGTGTTCTCGTATCATTGCACAAATTTGATCGTTAGTTTGCCGCAGTCCGATATTGGGATCATATTCACCATGGTCGTTTTTGCCCATTCCGTAAAATGCTTTGTAAAGGTACGCCACGTTATCATAATCGACTGTAAAGTACAATGCACACCATGGCCTGGCATAGCCCCAATCGAATACCATAATTTTCGGCCATTCGGCTGGTATTTTAAACGAGTCAGCTCCATGTTTAATCTGTGAAAGCTCTGTAAATGCCTGGCCTTCAAAAACATCCCAAACGCCATGGAGCAAGCGCATTTTCTCAATATGCGGTAGGGCTTCCAGCCGGCGAATATAGAGCGGATCGTTTTCCATGATTGAAGGATTGTCATAAACCGTACTCGGTATAAAAACTCTACTCGTGCCTGTTTCGGGGTCTATATAGGTTTGTCCGGGTTTGGCCACATCAATGAATCGTTTTTTAAAGAAGAGGTGTCCGATACCTCCAGGATTTGTTGTGAGTAAAAACTGCAAACCAAGTTCCGAATTGGACCGTCTAACACGGCTAAAGAGGTACAAATATTGCGAACCTGTGAATTGCGTAACCTCATCAATTCCGACTTTGTGAAACTCTTTGCCCTGGTAGTTGTACTTGTCGTTTTCATGCTGCATATGCCCCAGAGTTATTCTTGCGCCGTTTTCCCAATAGAATCGGTGTTCACTTGCTCTATATTCTCCGCCGATTTGCGGATACCACTCAAGGCACCTGTCGATAAGTTCCTGAAGTTGCGGGAAAGTCCTTCGAAGCAAAAGTCCATGATAACGCGAGTGCCATACATCTCTGCTAAGTTCCATAATGAGACAGTCGGATTTCCCACCTCCTGCCGCACCTCCGTAAAGGACTTCAAACTCGCCCCTTGCGCAGAACTCTTGTTGTGGTCCTGGGTGTGGATACCATTTGAATCCATTCATTGTCTCCGTATTACTGGTATTCCTTTTACCAAAAAATGTTCAATATTAAGGTCGGCTAGTGATCTTTTCATATAAAGAAACGAGCCACCAAATTTATTTTTATTATAATTTATTAGTTCTTTTTCTGCCCTGTCATAAACATAAGAAGGGACAATAATATATTCTCCACCTTTTCTTGCTTCTTTTATGACATATTCTAAACCACTAGTATCTAATAGTGCGGCGGTTTCTAATAATGACCTGCCAATAGTTAGGCTTAAACCAATAGCGGAACATCCTAATAAAAATTTTCTCCTGTTAACCACGGGCAATACCCATTAATCCTTCTTGCCGCCCTGCATTACTTTCAGGGCCGGGTCTTTTTGTTTCGGGGGTAAACCAATTGCCGGCGCGGTTGTTTGTTTTATATTCACATCCTTTTCGCTTACGGAAACAATTACCTTGTCATAGTAAAGTTTCATTGCCGCTAGCGCCGTCCTTTTGTCCGCATCCTGATAAATTAAGTCAGCCAACTTGTCAGATATGTGCATGCCTGTTTCTTTGGCCTTTTTGCGCATGGCCTTGACAAGCAGCTTGACTTCTTTTTCAGATAATTGATATTGGGGCTTCGGTCCTGACCCTGGTCTTGCTCCGCCTCTATTTTCTTTCTTCATAATGCCTAACAAAAACCGTTATACTCTCCATGTGTGGCATGTTAACTAACTATTTAATTTAATTTGCTTTTACAAATTGCTCCATTTTTGCCTTTTCGGCTATTTCTGGATACTTTTTTATGGTCTTAACTGGTATGTTTAACCGCATTGCTAACAATCTATCGGAAAGTCTGGTGTTTTTTTTATTCAAAATTTGCGTTTGATCGGGCCATCGGGTGG